AAATGAAAGCAAGCCCCGCAAGGGGTTTGCTGACTCGCTGAACGGAAAGCCTCACCCCGTACCTTGAAAGGACGAAACCATGTTGAACTACCCTGTCACCTTAACGCCCGACACCAACGGCACCCACCTGGTGGGCTTCGTTGACTTCCCGGAAGCTAACTCCGTGGGCGACACCGTGGACGAGGCGCTGTGCGAAGCTGTGGCCTGCCTGCGCACGGCCGTGGAGATGTACATGGACGACCGCCGCGCCGTGCCGCTGCCGTCCGCTGCTGCAGCTGGCCAGCACACCGTCGCCCTGCCGGCGCTGGAAACGGCCAAGGTGCTGCTGTGGAATGAAATGATGGCCAAGAAGCTGCGCAAGGCCGACCTGGCCCGCCTGCTGGACGTTCACCAGCCGCAGGTCGACCGCCTGTTCGACTTGCACCACTCGTCCAAGGTGGACCAGGTGGAGCAGGCCGCCGCCGCCCTGGGCCGCCGCCTGAATGTGGAGCTGGTGTAATGGCCGCCCTGGACCTGGTGGAAGTGGCGCGCACCAGCGGACTGCGCCACTTCCTGCACGGCGTCAACGCCACCATCGCCCGCGAGCTGCTGGCCGCCTTCGTGGCCGAGCTGGACCGCCGCACCATCAGCGAACGCGCAACGTGGACGCCTGTGGCGAAGCTGCCGGACTCGGACGTTACGCTGCAGCTGTATGACCCGGAAGCGAGCGAGCCCGTGTGGCCCGGCTACTTCGACGGCGAGCGCTGGCGGTACATCGACGGGATGCCCGCCACGCCGACACACTACGCCGACATGCTGCACGGCCCGGCGCCGCGCATCCACGGAAACGAACCCGTCCTGCTGGTCATGGACGAAAACCAGGAATGGCTTGCGCGCGCCAGGCGTGCGGCCGGAACCATCTAAGGAGAAGAAATGGCAGAGCATTACAACAACGGACCCGAAGGGATGCCGCCCGTGCAGCGCATGAGCGATTCCACCCTTGATTGGGTCATCAACGGCGTGGACACCAACGGCATGTACCTGGACGAAGAAGGCCACCGCAAGCTGCGCAACGTGTGCCACGCGGTGGCCGAGGAAGTGTTAGCACGTATCAGCTGGCCAGAGCGCACGGCAGCGGTAGCCAGCGCCGCACTGAACGAGCAGGAAGCCTTTGAGCGCGCCTGGCCGGACATTCAACGCCAGGGTGGCCGATGGCTGGCGCGGCGTGGCCTGGGCGGCCTGGAAAGCGGGGCGTAGCCTGCAGGCTACCGGCCGCATTCACCTGGGCACGCTGACCGTGGAGCGCGACGACAGCCTGCCGCCCGATGTGGCCGAGCTGCGCGCCGAGTACGACCGGGCTTAGCGTGCCGCTTCGTTGAACGGGCGTTACGTCAAATAGCCCCCTACATTCCGCTGGCCATCGTCCGACACTTTGCTATAAAGTGTCGGACACTTTAATCATTTTGTGAAAGCATAATCATGCAGAGTGTCAGTATCGAGACGGCAAAGACACTGGTGGCCACCAACGCCGCCACGCGCGCCGTGATCGAATGCTTCGACGGCCGCCGCTGGTGCATCGTCCTGCGCGGCAAAAATGAATACCTGGTGAAGTCCGCCAGGCAGAACCCCAAGGCCTACGCCAAGATCGAAACCGCCCTGGATGAAATCAAAGGCTTCGGCCTGCGCAACGCCGAAGTGGACTTCACGAAGTGGACCCGCGACCAGGCCACCCTAACCTGATGGAGAACAGCATGACCGAACACACCGACGCGGACGGCGACAGCACCACGCTGACCGAGCACGACCAGGCGCACATGCTGGAAGAGATTGAACACCTCGACGCCCAACTGGAGAACTACGAGGGCGGCAGTGACGTATGGAATGAGCTGACGCGCCAGCGCCGGCACCTGCTGGCCGAGCTGGAGGCCGGCCGCCGCCTGCCCCTGCAGGAAGAGGACGACGAGGAATAACCATGGCTGACATGACGATGACTGAACAAAACGCCCTGCGGAGACTGCTGCAGCACGCCAACCGCGACACGGGCCAGGCCCGCCGTGTGGCTGACTTCCTGCTGGCCTGGTGGAATCCAGACGCCTGTGGCCGCTTCGACATGCGCGATGCGTGGGGCTGCGACGACGCTATCGTGGAGGATATAGTGACCCTGTTCGGCTACATTGCCCGCAACAACCGTTACCCCGACACGCTGGGGCCGCAATACGTCCGCGAGTATTCGGATCTGCTTGCCAACTGGCGGCCGGATCTGCTGAAAGCGGAAAATCAGGCGTAGGAAAAGAAAAAGGCCAGCGCAATGCTGGCCTTGTCGTATCAGGGCGGGGGAAGGATTAACGGACTTGCTGCACCGAGGCGTGACAGTAGCCGATGAACTCAATGCGTTCTGCATCCTCGCTGGCCACCACATCGACTGTGTAAGCCGGGTTGTCGTTCGACAGGCGTAGGGAGCCGTCAAACATGCGCTGCACGCGCTTGAAACGCACCGTGTTGGAATCGAGGTAGCGCAGCAGGTACACGCCGTCCGAATCGCGCGGGCGACGGTCCACCATCACCATCTGGCCGTCTTGAATCGTCGGGATCATCGTGTCGCCGGCGGCGCGCACCAGCACCGTGTCTTCCACGGTCAGGCCTTCCTGGGCCAGCCACATGCGCGGCACTTTCCAGGCGCGGTCGTTGCTGGTGGAGTGGAACGTGGCCATGTCCAACACCACCAGGTCCACATAGCCCGGTACCTCGTCGGTATCGGACATGATGACGCCGCCCACGGCGCCAGGTTCCACGGCGCCAGGGTCTACGGCGACCGGCGCGGCGATAGGGCCGCGATTCAGAATGAGCCAGTCCAGGCTGACGTTGTGCTGCTGGGCGATCTGGATGGCTTCGGTAATTGGGATCGAGCTGCGCGCGCGCCAGCCGGCGACTGTGCTTTTACCTTTGCCAAGGTAGTTGGCCAGCTCATCATCCTTCGTGAATCCCAGAACCGTCTTCATTCTTTCGATTATCTCTTGAGAAAAAATCTGTTTAGTTTGCATTTTGTAGATTTGGAAATTGCGATTCATCGTCGAAAAGACTGTACGGAGCCGGGAGTAGAGCGTAGAATTTTACGAAACGCAATAAATATTTACGTTTAAACACGAAAATTCACGAAACGTGATTAATTCTCACACATTGTAACCAATATAGACTCGGAAATGAAGACTGATAGCCGTAAAGATCCTCGCGTCCCTATCCCACTGACCACCGATGAAGACACCGAGCTGGAGCAGATCCGCCAAAAGGAAATGCGCAGCCGGCAGTCCATGGCCGGGATTATCTACCGAATGGGCGTGAAAGCCTATAAAGCTCAACAGGCGCAACATTCAAATTAACACCTGTAATAAGGAGGCCGGGGGGTCTTTTTATTATTCGACCAGTTAAATATGAGCCTGCGAATCACTATCCGATGCCCGCACTGCAAGGCGCACGCCGTCGCCCGCAGCAGCCAGGAAAAGACGCCTACCTTGCGCGAGATTACCTATCAATGCATTGACCCGGAATGCAGCTACAGCTATGTGGCGCAGCTGGAAATCGTGCGCGGCCTTTCCGCCTCCGGCAAACCCAGCGACACCGTGCGCGTGCCCATGTCCCAGCATATCCGGGAGCGTGTCATGCAGCAGCTGCAGCTGGCCATTTGATTAACGACCACCACCGCAACCCGATGACTATCAACGCCCTTGCCTGCAGCGCCATGAGCTTCCTGCGGGACCATGAAAACGAATACCTGGCGGCCGCCAAGCCCCTCCTGGTTGACCGCTGCATCGCGCACCTGGTCGAAGCCTGCGGCGTGTCGCACGCGAACGCCCACCAGGCCACCCTGCAGGCCATGGGCGAGCTGGCGGCCCGTCATAGCAAGGTCAGCATCGACTGCGGCCGCACCACCAGCTTTACGCTGTTTATGACGGACGAGAACGGCCGCCCGGTAGTCCTGCTGGCGGCCGACCTGGCCAGGCTGGCCAGACTGGCCCAGCTGGCGCCGCCGACGCTGACCGCCTGACCCAATCCCAAAGGAACACCCCGACTTGCTGCTGCGCCTGGCGCAGCGGTCAAGCCCTTTTCACGTTTACAAACTGGCAACGACCGGAAAAACCCGAACAAGATGGCCTCGATTGACGAACTCAAACGCCTCATTGACCTGCGCGACCTGGCGGACCGCCTGGGCATGAAACAGGGCAAAGGTGGCGACGACGCCCTGTACCACTCACCGCACCATCCGGACAAAAACCCGTCGCTGTCCATCTTCGTCAACCACCCCAAGCACGGCACTGGCTGGAAAGACTGGAGCGCCGACGTGGGCGGATCCTGCGTTGACCTGGTCATGTACGTGAACGGCTGCACGCTGTCGGAGGCCATGCGCTGGCTGCACGACGCCTACGCCATCCCGTTCAGCACGCCCGACCGCAAGGAGGCTCCACGCGAGAAAAGCCGGGCCGAGTTCATCGCGGACAAGGCCTTGGCCGAGAAAGAGAGCTGCCGTGCTTACCTGAACGGCCGGGGCATCAGCAACGAGGCCATCAACGCCGCCTTCCGTGCCAACACGCTGGGCTATAACGCCTACACCAGTCCGTCCAAGCCGGCCGGCAGCGTGGGCCACGGTGGCGCTGGCGCGGCCTTCATCGTCCACGCACCAGGCACGCGCCGCGTGGTGGCGGTGGACATGCGCTACTTTGATGCGGAGCTGAACGGCGGCGTCAAGACGCAATGCCAGGGCGAGAAAGACAGCTACGGCTGGACGGCTGATCCGCGCAAGCTGGAGCGCGCCGACAAGGTGTACATCGTGGAAAGCCCGATCAACGCGCTGTCCATCGACTCGTGCAACAAGTACGGCGTGGCGGCCTTCGCCATCCGGGGCCTGGCCAACCGCCGCCTGATCGACTGGACCTTCCTGCGCGGTAAGCAGGTATTCATCTGCCTGGACAACGACCAGCCCTTCCCCGAAGGCCACCACCAGGCGGGCCACCGTCCTGGTCCAGAGGCGGCGTGGGATCTGTACGAGGCCATCACCGCGCTGAACATCAGCGCCCTGCTGCTGGATCAGTCTGATTGGACGGATGACAAGGGCGAGCCGATCAACGATGTCAACGACTACCTGCAGGAACACGGCGCCGTCAAACTGGCCAAGGCGCTGGACGCCATCGAGCCATGGCTGATTGCCGGCTTGCCTGGCGAGGCCGGCACGCTGGGCATGTCCCGCCTGCGCCTGCCTTCCCACGATTACGCGCAATATTGGAAATACCGCGTGCGTCCGGACTTCACCACCGTCATCAACCGCATGGACGGCGACGAGGAAGGCAAGCCACCCCAGCACACGGACCTGTGTGGCTTCCGCGTGGCCTCGCTGACGCGCGTGTCGGTGGCCAGCGCCGTGTCGACCATGACCGGCGATGTGGACAGCGCCCCCACCGTGTTCTTCGCCGTCACCGTGCAGATCCCGCGCCACGGCCCGCAGCTGGTGCGCGACGTGATGACCGATAAGCAGGTTCCCAACCTGGCGCAATGGGGCCAGTTCGGCGCGATCTACGAGCCTAAGAAGTTTTCGCGCATGATTAACATCTTGGAGCGCACCGCGCACCTGGGACAGCGCCAGGCCGCCAACTTCGTGGGCCTGGCCTGGCTGAACGGCCGCCTGGCCGTCAACGAGGGGCCGGACTGTTACTTCACCTCGCCCGAACAGCAATGCCCGTATCACAATCTGACCTTCCCTTCCGGCCAGCTGCAGGATGCGGCCAAGGTTATCCGCGCCTACCAGACCACGTTCAAGCACAACGCCGCCGCCCTGCCCCTGGTGTGGGCGCTGGGTGGCCACCTCAAGGCCATCCTGGGCTTCTGGCCCCACATCACGCTGCAGGCCGGCAAGGGAGCGGGTAAATCCACGCTGACCAAGGCGCTGGAACGCACGCTGGCCATGACCATGTTCTCCGGCCAAAGTCTGGAAACGGACTACCGCCAGCTGACCACCCTGTCCCATACCAGTCACCCCGTGGGCTGGGAAGAATTGAGCGCACGCCGGCAGGACGTGATCGACAAGGCGGTGGGGCTGCTGCAGGAGGCCTACCAGTACACCGTGACCAAACGCGGCGCCGCCATGACGCAATACATGCCTTCGGCGCCGGTCCTGCTGGTGGGCGAGGACACCCCCGTGCGCAGCCTGGCCGGCAA